ACTGGTGGTCTGCCACAGCCTATCGCAAGCCATGCCGTAGCGTATCTATTCGGTACTACTCCGGCCGACGAATACTATGAAGGCAATGCGGAAGGCATTTATTCCTCCTACCTACCCTACACTCTAACCCAGGTAGGCTCAGCACAGGAGTTTTTGGACAAAACCACGGGAGGCAGTAAGCCTACTGGCAGTATGGGAGCCCTAACCACCTACGACTCTGTCAAAGCATTCTTTGACAACGTAGGAAGCAACGGAATTCTCTATTTCAGTAGAGTAACCCCTACTCCGGAGACCGTGGTAAATCTAAGTGCTAGTGCTGCAGGAGCTGGCTATAACGCCTTTGCTATTAAAGTAAATGGTAGATATTTCGGTACTCCCATTAATGTAAACGATTCAGAAGGTGATGAGATTAGAGTTATCACTACTACCGCATTAGATACTACGGACAACGCCAGGGACTTGTATGTCTTTCTGTCTAGTGAAAATTCTGATGATTTTTCCAACTTTTATAAGGTGGAGCAAACTGCAACTGAGGCCACTCAGGGCAGGTTTAGGATTTTTTCACGGGACAACTCTCTTCTCCCTAAGGTAGACAAGTTAGTAGCCTATCAGTTTAGCGATACGACATACCTTTCCCCTCTAAACATCAATACTACCGATGTTGTCAAACTGTACACCTCTGTAAAAGAGCTGAACTTCCGCTGTAATAGTAGAGAAGTTGCTACGAATGAGGGTATTCTGTATATCGACGGTTCGGCTTTGAGTCTATTCGTTGCAGCGGCTAATTCTGCTACTTCAGGGACCTACGCCCCCTCGAGCGATCAATCCGAAATTATCCTAGATTATCTGCTCGATCAAAATGTCTATGCAGCAGATACTGCTATCCCTGATGACAAGATCATAGCCGTTAGTAAAGACTTTAGCTCGGGCACAGGGTCTGGCGATAAGTGGCAAGATGCTAGCGCAGCGTACTGGAGATACGACCTAGCAACTAAAACGTTCTCGAAAATCTTATCGAGCGGTAGTAACGCCGTACCGACTGGCGGTGTAACAACCACTGGAGGTGTGACTACCCGTTCAGGCTACTTACCCGATACTGTCCAAGTATTCTATGTCTCGGTAGCAGGTGAGAATCGGGCAGTTATTGTCAATGGTGCAACTCCAGACGAACTAACACAAGCCCTGAGAGACGAGTTGATTTCCATTCTGGCCGAAAAGAATCTAGACCAGTATTACAACGTTGAAGCTGTTGCTTCAGGATCTAACTACTCTGGCACGTCTTACGCTCCTAACAATGGCTACCAAGTAAGCAATGTTATTTCCGCTGCTGGGTCTCCGTTTATTAGGCCGTCGATAGAGGATAGAGCGCTAACTGGAACAGTAGCCATTGCCTCCGGTTCGATTACAGGTACAAGTACTAAATTTACCGAAGAGGTTGGCGTCGGGGCAGTAATTGTTGTGGATGGGACCCGGTTTACCATTACCGCAATCACTAGCAATACTGCCGCTACTGTTACTCCGAACGATGTCACGGTTACTGCAGGTAAAACTGCGTATGTTGACAAGTCTCTGGCTAACAACTTCTTCTCCCACGACTACGTACTGAGAGTTCGAATTACCTCCAAGAATGGCCTAGTAAGCCCCGTGCTGGCTGGTACTAATCGCCAGGGGCTGGAGGACAGCAATGTGGTCAAGCTAAACTCCATCACAGAGAATATTGGCTACGCTAGTTACAAGCTTTCTTCAGGCTCTAAAGCTCAGGATTTTGTCTATGCCATAGAGAAAAGTATGGGTGACAATTACTACGCCCCTGGTTTTCTACTTTCTCCTGAGGCATACAGCGAGTTATCTTACAGTGCTGATTCCGACCTTTCCTCTATGTCCGAGGCAATGAAAGAACGGCTTAAGATTACTCAATCTCTCCTCGCTGCTGCTGAAGGAAAATTTGGTACAACAGAGGGAATCAGCAACACTCAGCACGTAGCGCTGATTGACTGTGGTGGAGATATTGCTAACTTGCCGCAAGCTCAGGAAGAGCTAAATCTGATCAAGAAGTCCGCCGGCTCGTTCTACGGGCATGCAGCTTTCTTCGCTCCATACATCAAAAACTTGGACGACAGATTTGTTCCCGCCAGCCCCTTTGTGGCCGGCATTGCTTGCGGTAGATACGTTAACGAGGGATTCCAACAACCCCCTGCAGGTTCTCGCTATCCCCTTCGTGGTGCTATAGAACTTAAGTTCAATATCACCGCTCAACAGCAAGAGGTGACTTATTCCCTCGGTCTAAATCCTATCCGGTCCCTGCCCAACCGTGGAATCGTTGTTTGGGGTTCACGTACCCTATCCAGCAGTCCCCTGTTCCGGTTCGTTAATACCCGAGTAATCTTGAACGTCCTGATCGATGTGATGAATAGAAGTTTTGACGACTTGCTATTTGAAAATATAGATAGTCCAGGTACTATTTACTCAAGAGTTAAATCTATCGCGTCTCAGGTCCTCAATCAGTTCTACCGCCAAGGTGCTCTGTTCGGTAACAGGCCTGAGCAGGCGTATCTAGTAAAGTGTGATGACTCTAACAACAGCACTACTTTGCTAGAACAGGGCACCGTTCGTATGGATGCCTATGTGGCTACTAGCCCGACTATGGAAAGACTGGCGATTACCATTGCCAGAACTCCAGCCGGCCAAGTAGCCCTACTGGCCGACTCATTCAGCAGAAATGAGGAGAGGTTCTCAGCTTTCCTTGACGCTACTAACCTCTGACCATGGCCCGTAGATTTCGCCAACAACCGGAAATAATCCTCAACTCTGACAAACCTCTGACAGAGCAGCAACCCAAAAAGGTTGTATATGTGGAAATGTTCCGAGCTGGCCCGCAGATCAGCTCTGCGGGACAGAAAATGGTATTTTCGGAAGAGGATCTTGACCAAGTAGTTAATAGCTATAGGCCAACCAAACACGAAGCGCCATTGATTATTGGTCATGACCAGGATGACAGTACCCCTGCTCTTGGTCATGTCCGTGAGGTCTGGCGGAAAGGTAAGTCACTCTGGGGTAAAGTAGAACTTACCCCTAAAGCAGAAAAGCTAATCAGGGATGGAGTGTTCAAAAAAGTAAGTAGCTCGTTCTACTTACCCGACGCGGACACAAACCCAACCCCTGGCAGTCTGTCTCTTCGCCACCTTGGACTTGTGTCCATCCCTGCGGTAAAGGGCCTCACGGCCTTTTCCGAAACCCTACCCGAAGGCTCGATTACAATAACTCCAAGGGAGTCTTCTATTTCATTTCAAGAAAATTACCCAACTATGGCTAGAAGAAAAACTGAAGCCCCCAAGCAACAAGTTGTTGATCACGCTGACGGCAAGGGGATGACCATTAATGTCAACATCAATGGTGTGAAGGCTAATGAGCCTGACGAGGTGGATGAAACGGGCTTCGAACCCGAAACTACTGGCTCTGCCGCACCTTACGACATGGAGTATAGCGACCAGGACATGGAGCCTACTCCGGGTATCGCCGATCCTAGTCTTGAACGGACGAATATGGTCGAGGGTCCAGATGGCGGCGACATGGGCGATGAGAGTGATGGCCAAGGCGACCCGATCCCTCCAGATGGCGAAGGTCCAGACGGCGAGCAAGGTGACGATGGCCAAGACGACAGCGGTGTGGAGGATGTGTCTGAGGATGACGACGAACAAGTCGCCTCTGACCTTGCCTCTAAATACACCGAAGAGCAGCTAATCATGGCCCTATACCAGCTTGCTCAATCCAGCAGCAATATGGCCGAAGGTTGTGACTACGGTATGCCCGGCTATAGCGAAGAGGAGCCGGAAGAGGACGAAGTGTACACTGCCGAGTTCTCCGAACCCGACCCTCTAGCAGAAAAAGTAGCCCAGCTTGAAGAAGAACTGGCTGCTCAAAAACGGGCTATGAGGCAAAAAGAGATCTCAGAGTTCTGCGAGAAGCTGTATGAAGGTGGTAAGCTCACTCCTCAAGTCGTTTCTAGCGGTGATCTGGTCCGGTTCATGGAGACCCTCAACTCCAGGAATAGCGTGAACTTCAGCGAGAGTGGCAAAGTATCCCAATTCGACTTCATGAAGACGATGCTCGGGCAACTACCGGCCATGGTCAGCTTTAGCGAAGTGGCAACTCCTGCATCCGCACCCAAGAAAGCCAAACCTATCCGCCCTAGTGTTGAGGGTTATGTGTACGATGAGCGTAATGCCGAACTGCACTCTAAGGCTCTAAGCTATTCTGAGAAGAATGGTGTGGACTATATGTCGGCCGTCCGCTTGGTCATTGACGAAATTGACTGAAGCCTGTTGAAGGCTTATTAGCTGATCAGTGTAACAACGGCGAGGGAGAAAAATCTCCCTCTTGTCGGCAGATAGCAGAGACTATCTGTTCTGGTTACACGGTACTGATGGCAAGAGATCATTCTAACTCACACGGAGAATTAACTACATGGCGACTGATCCTCGTTACATGTCGTTTGACCACCAATATGTAGAGACTGTTACTGTCTCTGACGCTACCGCTCTACTTAATGGTGTAGAACGATGCCGGTTCGTAAAAAGAACCGGTGCATATCCTGCTGCTGGTGGCTATGCCGCTGGCGTAAACATCTACCGGGTTTACGGTCAAGGCGAACTGACCGATAAAGGCTATCAGGTTGTCGAATCTGATATGACTGCCCTTACTGGCACGGTGGCTATCAGCACCGCTGGTGTTGTAACTGGCACCGGCACTAATTTTGATCCTCAACTACCTGTGGGTAGCACGATTAAAATCGGTGCCCAACTATTTAGGGTAATGGGAGTTACCAGCGATACCGCTGCTACCGTATCCCCCGCCCCCTCTGCTGCCATCACTGGTGCTACTGCCTACATCTGGCCTGGCACTTGGGACGGTAAATTTAATCCCAGCACTACTCCTAACAAGCCTGGCGTATTCGCTTATCAAGGTTTCCTTAGCGTAGTTACTACTGGTATTGCAATTGTTGAAGTAGACGCTACTTCTACTTTTGCTGTTGACGACGCTGTTTACTCCACCACTTCCGGTACTGCCTCCAGTACTGCGGGTTCTGGCGTAGTTATGGGTCGCTGTCTCGATGTAATTAGCGCTGCTGGTGCTGGTCAGTACATTCGAGTGAAGCTCGGCAACGAGACCGGTGCTTGAGGTTAACTGATTTCTAGGAGAAAACAATCATGATGAATCTAGATCAGGTTAGGGTAATTGACCCTATCCTAACCCAGCTAGCACAAGGTTATCGCAACGCAGATGGTGTTGCCACCTTCTTCGCTCCCTCCGTTTCCATGAACGTGAGAGCTGGTAGAACACTTGTGTTTGGCAAAGAAGCCTTTGCCGCCCAAAACTTCTTTCGCGCCCCCGGCACTAATATCCAGAAGATCCAGAACCAGTTCGGTACTCGGAGCTTTGCTCTCCGTCAGGAGGCTATTAGCTGGACAATCGCTGAAGAAGTTGCCGCTGAAGCCAAGAATGGCGCTGCGGCTATTGATCTTCGCGCTTATGCTGCTAAGGACGCTGCAAATCGTCTTATGCAGTCCTGGGAGATCCAGGTGGCCGCTAAAGTTCAGGACATTACCCAGTACGAGACTGGTAACATTCTCGATCTCGCCACTTACAACAGTGGCGCAGATCAGTTCAACAACCCGACCTCTGATGTGGAAGTCCTGATGGACGCTATGAGGGAGCAAATTCGTAGCCAGATTGGCTGCTATCCCAACAAGCTCGTCCTTTCACCCGAAGCGTTTAACGCCCTGAAGCGTAACAAGCGTATTCGTGACTTCATGCAGCGCGGTATCCTCGTTAACGAGAAGACTCTAGCCGAAATCTTTGGTCTTGACGAAATCCGTGTCGCACGTCGTCTAAAACTGAACCAAAGCACTGGTGAACTTGAGAACATCTACAGCAATGTGGCTATTCTCTTCTACCATCCCTCCAGCTCCACTGATGGTTTCACTCCCGCCCTCGATGCGAACTATGGTAACCCGGCTTATGCGTATACCTATACGCTTTCCGGTTATCCTATCGCAACTCCCGAGCGCTTTAACGTAGAAAACCGCACCTTTACTGGTGATATTCTTGTCGAGCGTTCTTTCGAACTGGTAGGTATGGGTGAAACCGGTCGCTGCGGCGCTGGTGCCATCTTCCTCAATCCCGTAGGCACTTACTGAGTGCTTACTCCACCCTCAGCCCGCCCTAACCGGCGGGCTTTTTTGTTGAAAGCAGCATAGAGATATGTTTGATAGGTATGGCCCCTTACACTCCACCACCGGATTCGTTTGGAGTAGCCAATAATTGTACTCCGGCTACAGTTGACTACTTCATCGAGGTGTTTGGATTTAACGAGGCGTTAGAGTTATCGCGGCTAGAAGACCCAACTTCTAATACAATTAACTATAGTAGAATTCAAACCGCACTAAACGACTCTGCGGTACTGATTAATAACTACATAGAAACTGCACCGCCACAGGGAAAATTACTAATCGCCGGATCGTATAGACGGACTCAGGCCACCATAGCTAGGTGGTATCTGGACACCCTCCGGCCCAGAGAACAAGTAGTATACGCTTACGAAACCGCCCTAAAACAACTCGAATTATGGTCGAGTAAAGCTTCTCCAGGGGCCGGACTGAAATGGCAAGAGGCGTACAGGTACTGGACTAGCGGTTGCTCAATGGTTAGGACTAATACTCAACGAGACCGGGCATTTACTGATACTTCTTTGGCAAGGTGGGAGATGAGGTGGGGGACGAATAACAGATGGAACCCGTATAAAAGAAAGGACGCAGTGGTTATTGACAGTGTGGTTACCAGGCAACCCAGCGGATCAATCGACCAGAAAAACGTCACATTGATAGGGGATTCAACCTTGGAGGTTAACAGGTTGTTCGATGAGCTGGAGACAACAAGAGACCTAGCTTCATTCTCTGACACCCAAAACGCCGCCAAACCAGTAGAAGGGGACATACTTGTTATTGAAGATACTGGCGGCAACATGACCACCTACGATGGTGGTCTTCAAGAATCCGACACTTTCTAACATGTCACTCAATCAACCCTACGGTTACGACCCGTTCAACCCGGCTCAGCCGGGTGGCGCCGGTCTGTTAACCATCTTGCCAAACACTTCAGGGAGTTCATGTAACTACAACTCCTCCGGGTTGCAGGGGTTAAACCACACCTCGTTTGGTGTTTTCCCAGACTCAACTCCTTACAAACAATCGGCGAGCGAATTGCGTCAGTACATTATTAATCTAGAAGCCACTAGAAAACTTCGCAACTTGGCCGATGTAAACTTCACCCGATCTCCACAACCGGGTGACCTACTTGCCTACAACTATACGACTGGATTCTGGGAATTAGTTGATTTTGTGTCAGGAGGGGAGTTCTAATTTCTCCCACCCTCCCCCATCAGCCGTATAATAAACCCTTTTAATCCCCATTTCAGCTATAGCAAGCTGACAAGCTGAGCAGGGCTTGGATAGGCATAGCTCGTTCTTCTTGTTCACCCTGCCGACTACCAGGGTGTCCACCTCTACCCTTGCTTTAATCAAAGCTCGAATTTCTGCGTGAAGGGATTTTCGATAGGGTTCACCAGCCCTGGTGGAGAATTTGGCCTGGGTGGGGTGCGTCTTGCCTTCAAGATTAACCGTGCTGACGACCGGCCTACCCTTCTTCAGCAAAATACACCCCACTCTCCTACTTGATGTTGACGACATCGCCAACACCCTGACTTGTTCTGACAGCCTATCGCTCACGATTCGAGTTTTTTCGCTTCGATCAGGCACAGGTTCCCCCAGCTCAAAATGTCTTGTTGACGAAAATACTTAGAGACCGGAACGTCTTTCTTAAAGACGCACTCCCCTGTCTCCATATCTTCCATGGTCAACACCCCTAGCGTGTCAAGCTCTCTCTTAACGTAGCATCTCCACTTTCCATCTAAAGTATTCTCCCAGAAATTTAAGGGCGAGGACATAGAGCTTCTCCGCTTGATTTATACCTTACAGTATAGCAAAAAAATCGGTGAAAGCTTACCGGACGGCAATTATTCATGCTTCTGGAGATTGAAAACCAGCTCCATAAGAGGGTCCACTCTGCGTTAGGGCAAAGCGCAGTCGTGCTCCGTCTTGCGGAAGAACTCGATAAATCCGGCAGGGTTGCAGAGCAGGCGATGATTATTGTGTCATTTGTAGGAGCGAATACGGAAAACCCTAACAAAGGGGCGTATATTCCTACAGTAAGAAAGAGGACAATAAATTATTCTCTTACCCTGGTCTACAAGCAAGCACAACGAGAAGGGCACTCGTTCTGTCTACCCATCCTCGACCTCCTGGCGGATTCGGTTACAGGGTGGATTCCTGAAGTACCAGGGTTAGAGTTTCAAACAGGCTTTGAGTTGGGGGATGAAAAGTTTGTTCAAGTAACAAGAGAATCGTCACAATTTATATACGAACAGCAATATAATATCGAAGTACTTATCGCCGATGGAAGGTTTTACTCTCAACCTTGTGCGGCGTTTGACCCTATCGAAGTGGAAAGCTTTTTGCCTAAACGTAAGTGTCTAGTTACCCCGGAAAATAGGCAGACCGGGTTGGCGGTTTGGAGGAGACTGATTGGGCAGGGGGAGACAGAAACTTACGTTGTGGAAGATAACAGGTGTGGAAGGGAAGTGGGGGATAATCTGTCCGTCTCATGCACTAATCCTGGTGATGGTACAGCGACTTACGTTTTTACCCCGATAACGGCTATAAAGCCGGATGGTACAGTAGATACGGCAAAAATCACTACTGGCACACTAAGCAATGTATGGAAATGTACGAAAAAAGGTATAGAGGATGGGGGCGATATACCTGCCTGGTTCAGGCTTAATGTTGAAATGGGGCTGTGGAGAAATTCAATCGGAACTGTACCAAA